CTTTTAAGCAAGTTAATGACTAAATGTGTAGCCCGACTATCGGCACTACAAATATATTTATACACGAATTTTCAATTTAAATCAATTATTTGAAATCCAATTGTGCAACGCATTGGCTATTTTTTCGTGTCCCATTTGATTTGGGTGAGAAATGTTGGGAGTAAAATACGGATTGTTTTTTAAAGCACATCCGTGCCGATCCATTTCCAAATTCAACAGTTCTTGGCAAGTGGTGTGGTAGATTCTAGCACGATCAACTTCGGGCCAGAATGTGTTGTTTTGCCAACCCGGCAAGTAGTAATCTTGTATGTTGTACTGCCGACAAAGACTCTGCAATACCAGCAAGGTGACGTTGGCTTGATAATCAGCTGATTCGTCGGAATAAAAATACTTGTAGTACAGGTCATTCATTTTTGTTAATTCGTCGGCAACTGGATCGGGAGGAAAAATACCGCGCGGATTAAATGCTTGATCTACCTGTTGATGATACACAAAAGATCGTTCTTTGGCTGTGAGGAAAAATACTGCACAATAGCGATTGGCAGGATTGTGATTTTCTTTGAGAAACTTGCGTAGTTGAATTACCAATTGTGGCAAACTGGTGCCAGGACGAGCATAATTGCTATAAGTAGATCCACGGTGTTTGGCCAATACTGCAATGTATGGAAACTCTCGTGAGAGATCCAATTCATCACCGTAGGCCCAGCTATCGCCAAAGCCCAGATAGATTATAGGATTCATTAGTACAGTTTTTTGGGTAGGCTTTCGGAAGCTAATTTTTTGCGCCAGCGGTTCTTGGCCGCTGCTTTAGCTTTCTTACGTGCTGTGGTGGGTTTTTCGTAGGTTTCGCGTTCTTTTAATTCACGTAGTAGGCCTGATTCCAATACCTTCTTCTTGAATTTACGCATAGCCTTTTCCACGTTACCGTCGATGCCGACTGTAACTGTGTTACCTTTACACACAACTGCTGAGCCTTTTTGATAATATGCCATAAGTTTATTTATTGAAGTAATCTTCGGGGTTGGTTAATTTTGCATCTATTACTACATCTGCTTTACGTGCTACCAAGTCAAACCACTCGGGTTGATTCATTTCTTGTCGGTAAAAATACACATTGTACGCTTGTCCACGGTGTTCTATCAAGGTGGCCAATATCTTGATCTGTTCTTCAGGAGCGTCGATGATCAATACTGTTTCCACGTAGTCAGGTGGTGTTACAAAATTGCTATGCATTCTTTTCCAAATATTGTCGAATTTGTTCGCGTTCTACATCAGTCAATGAATCGGGATCATAACGTCCAGCATCAATTTCGGCAATCAAGTGCTGTATATACAGATCATCATAAGCATACACGTCTGTTTGATCTTTGTCAACCTCTATCCACTTGCTGCCATTGAATTTGAACAAACGATTTGGTAAGTAATCGGTTCTCAAGTAGATGTCGCCCTTTGCGGGATTGGCTGGGTATTCGTTGCCAAATCCGGTATTGCTGGCTTTGGCCGAATCAAGTTGATTGTCTGCTTGTATTCCCACTGCCAACAGTTTACTCATATCAACTCCACGATTGGCGCCGGGTCGTGCTTCAGGTACTTCGGGTGGTTCTGGATCTTCGGGTGGTGCTTTTGCTTCTACCACATCAACTCCATCTTCGTTTGGCGCATAGTCGGGATTGATTTCACCATCAGCAGTTAAATATCCAACTTCTTTCAACTGTTGTACCACTTGATCTGCGTCTTCTTGTGTGGCCGGAGTCCAAGTTGTTTCTAAATTTGCAGGCAATCGCTCAGTGGCAACAGGTTGCACATAGCTGGCTGTCATTGGCATACTGGGTGCCAACCCACGCCCGCGGAACGGAGTTTCTTCTTTGATACTTTCCAGTTCGGGCAGTTCAGTTTCAGCGTGTTCGGCATACTCGGCCAGCATAGCATTAATCTGATCAAGTTGTTCATCTGTTAACGGAAGTGACTGGCGCTCGTAGTGTGGTTCCTGTGGTTCAAAACTGGGACCGGTCTGGACCCACTCGCCATTGGGCATACGCACACCTTCGTAATTTGGAGTGTCATCATTGACCAGTACTAGTTTTTCTTCTTGTTCAGATTCTTCTCCCTGGTCAGGTTCTTGCTCAACTGTTGGCGCAGGATTGCGTTGCCAAGCAAATGTCATTTGACTGGCCAACAACATAATAACTGCCAGCGGATCAAATACTATAACAATCATTATGATGATCCAGGTCACTGCCTTTTCCAACATTGATGCGTCGGGTGCAGTACCGTAAATAAATGCGGCAATATACTTGATAGGACCTACTTCAGCTTCGACTTTACGATTCTCAGCACGTATAGGAGCAGCTTCATCATTGAGTTGACTAATGACTCTTTGATTGGCTTCAATATCTTTGGCCAAGGCCGCACGATCACGCTTTTGGCTATTGCGAATAGCGTTGGATTTGTCAGCCCCTTTTTCATCACTGCTACGGCTCATTACCTGATCAACTGCGGCATCCATTTGCTGTAGCTGTTTGCGATCAGCTTCGATGTTGTCACGTGCTGTTTTGATTTTTTCATCAAAAATAGCCAGTTTGGCGCCTACATCACCCGACACCAAATTTTGATCGTTGTGTGCTTTGCTCAAGAAGCCAAAGATACCCATACTTGTGATCAGCATCAATACTGTAACGGCCACGCACATATAGATACGCATCAGCATTGGAACACGGCTCCAATGCTGTTTGATCCAGGTAGCACATACCAACTTGGCCACTTCCAAACTCACACCCATGATCATAATGGGCACCGCTGCGGCAGAGAAGATGGCAGTTAAACCCACCACGCTGTAGTAGATTGCGACCGAGCTAATGGTCAAGCCCGTCAGTAACAATAGGTAAGCAAGTATCATAGTTAGTATTTACCAGTAGAAGATACTGTAACTATACACTAAAACACATTTGCCGTCAACTGATATTTGGTATCAAATTGATATCAAAAATCCACATATCCACAAATTCCGGTTTGACATACTCAAACGGTATCCAGCATTGCCTGGATCAGTCGCGGCAAAAGTAGTACTAGTACTTCAGTTATGCAAGATCGCTAACTAAATGTTTACTTCTGTGTATTAACAATATAAATTATAAGTGTTGTAAAGTCAACTACAGTTTTATTACAGTCTATATGTCTACGTAAAAAATTTAGCCATAAAAAAATGCCAGCTCTAGCATTTTTATTAAATCAATGACTTATGTCTGTTACTGGCCAACTACGGCAACAGCGGGCGCTATACCACCCAATTGGCGAATCACTGCTAGTTCGTCTGGCTGTTCCGCATCGGATTGGGTATCACAGGCACAAGGTGTTGCTCGGCAGGTGTCACAAGGTTGATTGGCAGAGGTAAACGGACTGGCTGTGCCAATGTGTGATTCAGATTCGGCCTTTTCCAATGCGTCAGCTACTGATCTCAAGATGTCGGCAATTTTCATATTATTTCCAAGGGCGACCCAGTATTAGGCCTCCGGTATGTGTGCCGGCCACTGCGGTATTGCCCGAATAGGTACTGGGTAATTCGGTTGTGTCTAAAGTACTCGGGCGTCCAGTTGCGGCACGTTTGGTTGCGGCTGCGGCCAATTTGGCAGCCTGACGTGCTTGTTTTGTAGATAAGTGACTGATACCATTCTGTGACATATTAGAATCCTGCGTTGGTCAAACGTTGAGCAATTTGATCCAGTGCCGATGAAATGGTATAAACATTGCTGGTCCAGTTTGCGCTGTTGGCCATGGTATAACTGGTCTGTGTGTTTACATAAGCAATGCTGGCCGCGCCCAACACATCGTTTACAGTCAACAACACATTGCCGCCACGACCGGCTACACTGACCACTGGTAAATTTTCAGAACCACTGGCAATGTTGGCAAAATTTGTGTTGATTTTGCTAAAAGCATCGCGTAGGGGATCACCGGTTTGATCGTTTGCTGTGGTGCCAATATTAACTGCGCTAAAAGTCATTGTAGTTTACCTTGTATCTAGTATTTATGGTCAGTGTGTCTGTTGCCAACCATTAACAGTTTTGGCCCATACAGTCTGAATTTGGGTCCAGGTAACCGAGTCTGTTTTGACCCAGGTATTGGCCACTGTACTCCAGGTGCTGTCGGCTGTTTTGATCTTGGGCTTTTGCGGTGCAAACATACCTGCAAGTGCCGATCCTTCAATACGCCCTAGTCCCACTACTGGATCCCATCCCACAGTTGATCGATATCCAGTGTCAATCCAACCTGTATCATTGCCCGACGCAAAATCATAAAATGCACCTGGGTTGTTATAAAACAAGGGATTTAGTTGCGGCAGTCTGGCGCCATTTGCGGCCTGTGTTCTTGCCATTACTCCGGCCATTACAGGAGCAGCTGCACTGGTGCCGCCCACTTGCTGTATTGCACCGGCCAGATACAAGTCGTAAGCGTTCATTGGTGCGGATATGTCTGGTGTGCCACGATTAAGCAAAGGTAGTGTGCGTGATGGTGTGCCGGGTACGTTTGAATATGAAGTGTATGTTAACCCTTGTTGCCACGCTGGCGCTGCAAAAATACTGCTTACTCCACCACCACTGGTTTGACTAACAGTTTCTGACTGTATTGCACCCGATGGATACAGCAGTAGATTGGTTCCGCCAACAGCAACAACATTAGGACTGCCTGCTGGGTACTGTATTGATAGCCCAGTTCCGTATGTGGCTTCAGATCCCAAGTCTCCTGTGGCAACAAATATTGTGGTGCCTTGAGCAACTGCTCTTGCAAAAATTGGTTCGAACATCCAACGGAAAACACCTTCTAAAAATCCATATTCAGCCAATCCCCAACTGACCGTGATAACATCACAGTTGTCGGTTACTGCTCGATCAAGTACTCTTGCAAAACCACTAATGGTGTTTTGTCCAATGTAGATTGTGATATCGGCCTCAGGGGCCACAGCCGCCGCACAATAAAGATCCAAAGTATTTTCAATACTTCCATTACCACCATCAAAATTATTTACAGCTCCATCAATCAATACTGTGTGAATGTTGGCACTGGTAACAGTTGGATATAATCCTAAATCTGTCATTGACTGATCAAAATCTGAGGCTAGCCAACCGCCACCTAAACTGACAATACCAATCTTTACCCCGGCTCCGGTACCAGCCGGTACACCATATGCATTGACTACCGCAGTGGGTGTGAGTCCAGAATCACCGAGACGTACTGCACTGGGATCTTGACCTACATAGGATATATAATTAGAAATCATCAGATTGTTTGATACCAAATATCGCCAACATTTCCATCTGTGGGCCCAGGTGCTTGGTTGCTCACGTGAATTGTGCGATTGTTGTTATTTGCCAACAGGGCCACATTGCTGTTGATAGAAGCTATGGCTGTGGCCTGTGTAGCTGCATTGGAAAATAGAGTGGCTATGTTTGCAGCAAACGCTGTGACATTTGCTGATAGGTTTGAATTGGTGACCGACAGTTGGCCAGTAAGGTTACTAATTTCAGTTGATAAAGAAGCCAGTGTAGTGTTAACAGAATTCTGTGTGTTGGCCAAGTTTGTTGTTTGAGATTGTAGAGTGGATACATTGCTGACTGTGGCAGACAATGTAGAGTTGGCTGCTGTTTGGTATGCAGTCAAGTTCCCAGCTACTGCGGCAATCTGTGTAGACTGAGTAGCGGCATTGGCAAATAGTGCAGAAACGTTTGATACCAATTGTCCAACGCTGGTGTTGACTGAATCTAGGCTAGTATACACCGATCCAATTTGTACATTAGAATATGTAGCAAAAGAATTTAAATTGTTAGTAGTGCTGTTGATGGATGTTTGTTGTGCGGCAGCGTTGGCCGACCATGCCGCTGTTACTGCGGCTATGTTTGATTGTATCCAGCTGGATACCTGTGCGGTGTTGCCAGACACATTACCGGATGGTAATGAGTTGACTGTATTTCTTAAAGTTTGAATTGCTGCGTTGGCGGCTGTAAAACCGGAATTGACATTTGCAACTAGACCAGTCAATGCGCTGATAGTAGCAAAAGTAGAATTTACATACGCATTACTGGTTGATCCAGGCACATCTGATAATAGTATTGTTAAATCACCAGTACTCAAATTAACCGGGCGGCCATTGACCAGTCTAACAGTACCCGGGATAAATCCAGCACCATTGGCAATCACATTAAAATTGTTGTTGATTGTGTTGACTAGGGGTGTCAATGCAGCCCAGGCCGTTGTTCCGCTAAAAGGAATAGGTACTGGGGGTAGTGTGATTTTTACGTTGGAGCTCAGTGCGGACATTGTTTTTACCTTTATTTGAGTATTTATGGTAAAAACAAAACGAAAGCAGGGTTAGCGTTTGCCGTGTTTCTTGTTGTAAATGCTCCAGGCTGTGGCAAATGCTTTAGCTGGTTCGCCGGGGTATTCTTTCTTTAACTTCAAGACCATATCTTCCATTCCCGGGGGAGCTTTTTCTGTTACTGTATCTTCTTGGTGTAGACTTTTTAACGTCTTGGCCAATACTGCCTGTTTTTTAATCCGTGGATTGGTACTGTGTGTGGCTTTTTCTAGCTTACCAGCTGGAATAGGTTGGTCTGCAGGAACGTGTAAACTACGGTGCAGGCCACCCTTGTGCTTGATGGCTTTTTGAATCCACTTTTCTTCATTGACGGGATTGATAAATTCGGTTGATCGCATAAAAATATTTATGCACCGGGTATTGGTAATACAAGTACTATCGTACTAGTCCCAGTTCAACTGCTCGATTGTACACCTGTTCGCTGGCAAGATTTTTGCCTTTGCTTTCGCATTGTATGTCAAAGTTTTCCCAAAATGTCAATGCCCAGTCAGTCACAGGTTGATTCCAGTAGAAGTCACTGTGTGCCCTCAGTTTTTGTTTCTTGTAACCCGATTCCAACAAATGTGCCATTTCAGGTTGAGCAGCATTGTTGTGTCCAACCAGCACATCCTCTCTTGATACCGAATAGTGCAAGGCTGGTCTAACGCCGCGCCAGGATTCGATCAAGCGTAGAACTCGATCGTCGGTGAGCTGAATGTACTCTCCTGTACGGATCCAGTGATGGTGTATGTCAAGCACAAGAGCGCAGTCGCGGACCAGTTCAAGGCTGGCGTCAACTCCCCACGACATTTCGTCGTTTTCGATGGTAATACAATTTCGCGCTTCGGGAGAAAGCCGTTGGAGGGCAGAGCGAATACCGGCGGGACCGCGCTTACCTGAGATGTGGACATTGATCTTGAAATCCTGAAAGGTTTTTCCGTAACCCATCCACCTGGCCATATCAGCATGATATTCAAACTCCTCTATACTTCTATTTACTATTTCTTCAGCTTCACTGGCCAACACACAGAACTGTCCGGGATGGAAGCTGAGTCTAACGTCTAGACGTCTTGCAGTTTCGCCAATGGGTGCAAAGATGCGTTCAAGATGATTTTGTATCTCCCTGCGTTGCCACCAGGCCTTCCAGTCCTTCTCGGTATAGCCCTGTAGCATTTCCGAACCCAAGCGAACCATACGGCGTTCAGGCGGCAAGGTAGCCACACGTTCAATCAGTCTTACAGCGGCCGCCGCATTGTGATTCATGATATCCCACTGACGCTGTTCAGCTTCGGCAGGATGCTCACGCAACCAACGCATTGTGGTTGAGCGACCATTGAGATCGCGGTCAACGGCATTGACTTTCATACCACCACATTCTGAAGGGTCATTTAACCACTTGCAACAAAAACCTATGCGTTTAATGGACACTATATTCCTCAAATTCGTAGTATACACTACCACGTGCTTCGGCGTCAATGATTGCCTGTTCAAACTCGGCATCGTGGTTTTCTGGCACACCTAACATCCGTGCCCGTTCGTTCAGCTCAAGTTGGTAAGCATCTAACAGCTCTTGTGCATAATCCAAATCGTCTTGGGTTACTTCCTGACTCCACTCTTCTAATGCTTCGGGTGTGGCCTTAAGCAAAAATTCTAGATTGGCTCTATCGTGATCGTTCATCATTTCAAACTCCTGACGTGATTGATAATTTGGTTGGCTTCGGGAAAACCTTGAGATTCTTTTACGGCCACTGTGGCTTCGATCATATCAGCCTGTATTTCGTGCAGGCCTGATACAAAAGTTCCAATCTGATCTCGAGTAAGAGTGTAACGCAATACACTAATTCTTTTATTTTCTTCCATTGCTGTCTTTCTCCTCCATAAACTCAAATATATTTCTGTGTGCTTCTCTGTATACCTCTTCCGAAACAGGTTTGCCATCTTCGATGTACCAGGTCTTGCCATCTTCATCTTTTACAGTATACACATAGTCTGCTTCACTGTCGCCTGGGCAGAAGTTGTCTTGGCAATACAAATACCCGCTCACCGAGTGCAAACCAAAATACACTACAGCAACCATCAAGAGCACATTGAGACGATACATATTAGCCTTGAACAAATACTTCTACAGTTTGAACATACTCAACAAACTTGTCATACGGCACAAGCTCATAAGGACTGGTTGAGTAAAATGCTTCAGGCATCTTGACTCTGACACCGTTCTTGTAGCACTCGTGGTAAGTCTTGATGTTGTCTTCTTCAACATCGTCCCAAGGGCAATATTCATAACCCAAATAACTGTATAAAGCATTCATACCAAGTCCTTAAAATAAACATTAAAAGCACGAGCATTCTGTTTAAGTGTGCTACGATTCCGACAATGTGGGCCACGATATACTATACGAAAACGATAACCCAACTGTTTCAAACTGTGGCGTAAGGATTCTAACTGACTGATCGGAATCATACGCAATTCGGGATTGGCCTGTACAGTCATATAAACATCACTGAAGCCAGCAATGAATGATTCAGTACGGAGTTCTTTAGGCACATACGGCATATCAGTTGGCCTCGTAAGCGGCTTTGAGCTTCTTCATAAACTCAGCACGGATCTTGGCAGCCTGTTTGGGTGTCAACTCAATTTCAGGATATACCTGACTTTTGACTGAAGTCTTGACCACGGCATTTTTAGCTACCACGGTGCGTGTCTTTTTGACCGCTTTGGGTTTAGCGAACGGGTTTTCGTCTCGGATCAAACTGGTAAGCAGGCCTGTGGCTTCAGGGGTGTTATACTTGGGGTACGAAACAGCCAAGTTAGTGAGCACATACTTAGCGGCATCATTTTTGCTCATTGGGTTAGGCAAGATTGCCATTGAGATGTCTGTATCACCCAGTTTAGCCAACTGTTGGGCACGGCTAATTTCGTTAGCAGTACGGAACTTTAAAACACCATTCATACGGCTAAAACCTGCAAATTGAACTGTACTCATCGCTACTCCTTGTTAATTACTATACAAGTATTATAGCATTTTGGCAATTTTTGGACAACCAAAATACCAGGAATTTTAAGTGTTGTAAGTTGTTGATTTTAAAGGAGTTTTACAGCCAGACCCGCTGTGTATATGGCTAAAAGCCCGGCATTTACAGTGATCATAGCTCGATCCCGTATCAAAACTGCCCAGATCAGGAAGGTTGCACTACCCAAATTCAGGGTTATGGCACTTAGTGGGTAGATATTAAGACTAGCGAATACTGCACCTGCTAGGGTGATGGCAGTAGCTGTCCATTTGATGCGTGTTGCTATAACTGTATTCATACTGCATTATAGCATTTTGGCAATTTTTGGTCTAGTGCAGGGTGTCGTTATCTAGCTGTTCAGCATCACGAATGCCAAACATTTTAAAGATTTTTTGAACATTTTTGGGTTGTTTAAAGGGTATGCTGTCAGGTAAAAATACCGACTTTAATTCACCGTCTGGTCCAAGTATGAAACCGTAATCTTCGTCACTGATTTCTGTGTCATATATGTCGCCCATTTCTAATTCTTGATCTTGAGATACTTTGCTCATTGTTTGGCTCCAGTCGTTTAAGATATTTATTGGCGTGTTTTTTTAATTGTGTTAGCACTTTTGGATCGTGTTTAAAATGTCGGCGATACAGTCGATATGCGTGTGTTCGTTCCATTGGACGATTGTACACTATCATTTCGCTTGCAACATTAAAACTGTAGGCCAACAATTCGTCTTCGCAACCTAAATAGTCTTGCATTGTTTCTGTGTAACGCAAAGTGGTTCGTGCTCGGTAACCGCGTCCGTGTCGATAACCGCGGCGGCGACAGTAATACTGATGCAGATATTCGTGTGTTATTACATCAGCGATGTGAAATCCCATGGTATCCCAATCGGTACCATCAATGTAACAGATTTTTTTACGAGTGGGAAAAGTCAAGGTAATATAAATGCAAGGATCTTGTTGTTCGTCGTCGGCTGGACGATATTCGCCTTTGATCCAAAAATTACCTGGTTCCACACGACTGTCGCGCTCGGTATTGAATACCAATTGGGGGTCACAAAACTGCATACGAATCAAATGTGTTAGTC